AGCGTGGGGTGCAGATAGTTATAGAGGGATATTTTCACGATAATTATATGGATGCTAGAGGATTCTACGATGATGTTATAAAACACGTATCTAAGCCATTAATGCAATATGTAGATCATGGTATTTACGGTAAAAAGAAACAATTGAGAATGATGAATTGTTGTAAATGGAAAAGCGATAGAATAAAGACATTACAAGAACATTTTACGTATTACGATAAACGTATAATATGTGATTGGGGAGAACTAGACAATGACGTAACACGTTTCGTATCTTCTCTAATTACAGTAATAGTAGGATGTAATAGATTGAGGTCTTTCGCTAAGAAAAGTGCATATGCTAAAACGAGCGATGTACCTGATGGTGTCGCAGGTAAAGCTATCGAAATGACAAAATTGGTTCTAGGAAAAGATTACACATTTGAATTGGAATCTGTCACAGGTTCTATAATAGTATTAAGGAGAATATTGCCTTCAAAATGTATCATTTGTGATAAAGTACATGAATCTCAACATCCTTTCTTATATATATTGAATAATAGGGTATACTTAAATTGCCGTAGACATCCTCAAAATAAAAGTCATCTTATTGGTAATCTGTTGACTACAGATATAACATCAATAGAAAAGGAGATACCAGCTGCGAGGATCGACAAAAAGACAGAATCCGGTAAAACGATTGAGATAGGCGGTGGTACTTTTACCTTTAGAAAAAAGAACAGTCCTCTAGATGGGACTGTTACAGAAAATGAAGTACAAGAAAATGACCCTTCGACTGGAGAATCTTCATCTAGAGAACTATTAACTGAAGATGAAGATCTAAACCCTGATCCTGATATATTTTGTATGCCTGAAACTAATCAACTATCTTCTAAAAGTACCATCATGGATAGACTGGGAAAGTTGAATAAACCCAGAACAACCAGGAAACGTATTCCTAAAAATAACAACGATGTACCATTGTCTTCTTTGATCAATTATAATAATATCGATATGTCAAAATAATGGCTAAGGTTGATGTATACATATTAGCAGAGGAAGGTCAAGGTAGAAATATAGATAGATTGAAAGAACTATTTTCATCTGATATATTTGACATAAAAACTATAGCTCCAGATGTAGACACAGATTTACTATGTTGGTGTCTAGATGAGACTCATATCTATCATCCAGACAGAGAAGTAATATATATTAGTGGAAATTCTGTCATTAATACGTCTAAACAGAAAATAGAAGATCTTGTCACTTTCATAAATAATAAAAGCGATAACTTTGACCTTTTTTATATGTGCAGATGGAACGACGACTGTCAAAAAATGATAGATGTTAAATATTATCCTTTTTTAGATGTTAATATCGGTAGAACATATGCTCCTCAGGGATTACAAGCAGTTTACATTTCTAAGAGAGGTAGAAACCTCATTTTGGGTAAATCAAATAATAATAATGGTAAAGCGTTGGTACTGAATAATAAAATAAACGAAGATACGGTACTTGTCAACCATATTAAAAATGGCGATATTGTTGCTCATTGTGTAGTCAATAATATTTTTAACTATGATATCTCTACTGCAACAAAAAATTCAGACTTTAATAAATTATCTCTATGTAAAAATATGGATAATCCCGATTCAGATAAAGAACCGCAAACCAACAACTTGAATTATCTATGGTTTATCTTGGTCATTATTATAGCCATTATGTTTACGTTTGCAATAATAAGGATTGGTCGTTAGAACAACTATATGTATAATTTATACATAAAAATGAGTTCAGCGGGTACGGTTTTCGCGTTAGTGATAATATTTATATTAATAGCTGTATTGATAATAATGTCTATAATGGCCATGGTAGCCACTAATAAAACGTCGAAAAGAAAATCTTATGCTGTGCATGAATTTAACGGTTTAGGTACACATGAAACGATAGAATTACTAGAACCTGCATATATAAACTACTATGTAACGTCTAATGCCAAAGTGACTTTATCAGGTAAAGAGGGAAATCTGGTAATAATTAATAATCACTCAGAACATACTATAACTATAATACCGAACGATAATATACCAGAATATGGAACTATATTCAAAATAAGAAAATCTGTACTGAATATGGATAATTCATATTTTTTAACTAGAAAATCTACCATCATAGTAGTATGGAAAAAAGATGACGTTGCTAAAATAATTAAGATATAAGACAACACGTGTCTACTTCTATCATGGTTATAGACCTACAGATAGGACATTTTATAGTATTATCTTTATCGACACATATATTATAACATATAGTACATATACCATGCGTATAACCTTCACAGTTATATGTATTACATACAGGTATTAAATTGTCACTATGCATGCAACAAATTAAACATTCATCATCTAGCAACTCATTATTACTACCAAAACAATTCTCAAATACTAACATCATATACAGAAATCCATCTTCGCATTTATATTTATTATAAATTGAACAAAACACGTCACTAACTGAAGGTACGACCTCGTGAGTATATGTACCTTTTACTGATATTATAGCAAATAGTGTCTTATTAGCGTCGTCGATGTTCAAGAAAAATTTTTTATTTTTTCTAATAAATTCTCCTACCGTCATATCTTGGGGGACTAAAATCTTACACTTATCTATTTCTGGACCATTTTTACACTTTTCTATAATTAGAGGTACTTTATCCGGGTATTTTGATAGAACGTTATCAGATAGATTTTTGCGATTTTCTAACGTGTAACGTTGTCTGAACATTTTAATTAATGTATCTATATTTAAAATGGACAGTATATTGGTAAAGCCTGTTTCTTGGTCTTCTGTAAGATCGAGTAAATATCTTACACGACCTTCTATCCAGCTATTTGGATATACGTCTGATGATAAAAGTATATATATCAAAATACCCTTCGTATCGACTAGTATAATTCAATACAGTGAACCTTTGGGAAAAGAAGAACTGGATGATATAAAAACTGCTTCTAAATCTGAGGATATTAGAACAAGTTTAGTCGGTGAAGATGTCGCTATTATGATAGGAGCTTCAGATTTTTCAGACGAAACACTATTCGAAGAGGAGGGTATATATGTAGACCCATACGGAGAATTGACAAGCTTCTTCGAGCAGAAGAAAATGACTTGTTATAACTGGGTAAAAGTAAGTCAGTTAAAGTATATTCCTAAGTTAAGTACATCTACTCTTAATTATCAAACAAATAGTAAGTGTATTGAATTTGTAGTTCACGATAAACAAACACGTCACAAAGTTCTATTCTGGGATATAGAGACTTACACAGATGCTGACGAGTTTACAAATCCAGAGAGAGATCCAATTACATTAATAAGTGTAGTTCTTTCTGATGGCGTTAAACCACCGAAAGGGTATCTTCTTACCAGAATAAAGATGGATCCATTAGAAAAACTATCCATGGACGTGGATATATTATATTTTGAATCAGAGAAGCTTCTGATAGAAGGGTTTTATGATATTTGGATTAAGTTCGACCCTGATAGATCTGTAACATATAACGGGTTTAGTTACGATATTCCGTATCTTATTAGTAGAACGAATAAATTAGATATAAAAGTGGGAAGATTGGGTAAAATTAGAACACTAAATGCTTGGGTTAAATCTCAGATGATAATGACAGGTGGAGGGCCTGAAAAGAAGAAAAGATTTATTACTCCTGGCGTTGAAGAGATAGATCTCCTCATGTATTTCAAATTGAGATATCCGTCTTTTCCTAATCACAAATTAGATACCGTAGGTGAAAAGTTACTGAATATGGGTAAGACAGGATTAAGTATAGACGAGATGTTTGCTATTTTTAAGAAAGGTGATCCTAAAGAGATGACAAAGGCTGGATATTATTCTATTATAGATTCTATACTTTTATATAATTTATACTATGGCTATGGCGATACCAATTATATGATAAACGAATCTGTAGAATTTGATCTTGAATGGATATGTAATAAAACTGCTGTAACTGCTGAAAATATTCTATTGATGTCTCCTAAAGAAACTGTTAAAATGTTAGGCTATAGTGTAGATCCAGGGGTTATTACTAGAGAAACTGGAACGTTATTATCTAACGAGCGACATCTTAAGAATAATGGAGATTTTACCATTAAGCCTAAATTTGGTGTTTACACTAACGTATATGTTTACGATTATTCTGAAGTATTATACGATATTATGTCTCAATCTTTTGATAATGTTACAAAGGAATCTTCTGATCTGTTGAAAGGCTCTGGTATAGTTTTAGCTAGAGCGCTCTGGGATTCTAGTTATACACAGACTAATTCTCAACATATAGAAAGTTACATTGACCAGCTAAACGTTGAAGGTATAATTGTTGATCTAAACAGGAATAGTTTAGTCACTATATCTCCTATAGAAAATGAAATGCTAAAATTACAAGGAATATATACAATTTATGCTATCTTGTCTCCAATAGCCCGTTATATGGTCGATAGTAAAAACAACATCGTGACCTGTCATGGTAGGTCAGAAATATGTAGACCTAACGCTACCATCGAAGAAGATATTATTGCTGGCTGGATTGAGCATATTATGGATAAAAATCCCAACTATAAAATTTACCCCCTCACAGTTGATACTCCTATAGAAAAATTAGTCAGAAAGATTAAAGTTGATAGTGTAGATGAATATTCGTCAAACGGTATTAAGAAATTGTTGTATCAGCAGATCAAACCTATTTCTACATTCAAATTTGTAAAATATGTATATACTCCGTCTGGCGTTGAAGTATATAAGAACCAAAATACAAAAGATTTAGATTTATCTAGATATAACGAAGGTATATTTGCATTATATGATAAACTGATGCAGATACAAGGCAACAATTTAAGTAAGGTGTACTATTAAAATAGTGTCTTATATGTATAAATTTATACATATAAATGGATATATCAGATATTAACAATACTTTGAGAGACCAATTTGCCACTTTGAACGGTCTTCCCGCACCGATCAAATATGTGACTATCTTTCAGACTATAAGGATGGGTTTACAGATGGTAAAATCTTCTATGAAAGATAGATACCCCAGTTCTGAAGGTGAGATCGTAGAATCTGTAATACATATTTTTGACAGAAATCTACACATGTTGATGATAAGTGGCAATTTAATAGAAATAGCGGATGATTCGTCTGAAGAATTATCAGACGACGAGGACGAATGTAAAGTGTGTAACAGTAAAGAGAAACATATTGAACCTGAAGAGTTTAGTGAGAAGAATAAGGAACATTCAGGTTGGGCGTCTTCTATTACCAGCGAAGATGATGAAGAGATAGAAGAGGAATCTAAAGTGAGAGCTAAAGTGAGGGCTAAAGTGAGAACTAAAGAGGGGGCTAAAGAGGGGGCTAAAGAGGAAGATAGTTTAAAAGTCGACCAAGACGATTCAGAACCAGATACACCATTGGACGAATTATTCTTTTTTATGAATAATGGCGAGGTCAATCGTGGAAGCGTAGAAGATAAAAAATATATCAAGTTTCTCAATATGATTGCTAAGAAAAATATATATACAAGTGTTCCTAATAAACTATATGGTATAATGGAAATGAATAGAGAATCTTCATTTGATATAAATAAGTTGAGAATGAGCGCAACATTTAAATTTCTAATAGATAATGACTGCGAGCAAGACTTGATCAAGTATTATAGTTAATTTGTCATAATTAAGATGTTGAAGTACGACTATAGATATAATTTATATCTATAAAGAAAGATGATAATATATATTAGACATGGTTCAGATGTGTACGATGACCCTACATATGCGCATGACCAGAGAGTAGTCAAAAATGCAGAAAATCATGAAGATATCGTTAGAGTAGGTTCATTCCTAATCGAAAAATATGGACATCCTGTAATGACTATTTGTAGTCCATTCCAAAGAGCTAGAGATACATATAATGTATTGAAGAAAAAGAATGTTTTACAGCAAGATGCTAAATTGTTTGTAGATACTCGAGTGGGAAGATATTTCTCTAGTCGAGAAAAAGAGGCCGGTCCTGAAGTTAGGAAGGAAACCTTGAAAATGAAACCTGCTATCTACGAATCTTGGCAAAATTTTAAAGTTAGAGTTCAAAAACATGTTGACCAATTGACCGTCGAGGGGCACTTAAAATCTAGACATAATGTAGTTTGGGTAATAACGCATACATTGGTTATTAAAGAAGTAGCTAAATATCTCAACTTCGAAATGCCTGAACATTACGAATTTTTACAATGGGCATGCTTGAGAAGTCATGGTTCAAAATACCCTATCAGTTTTCTAGGTATAGGTGACGGTGCAAAAGATCCCGACGTGTTACAAATCGATTTGCATCGACAGAAAGGAGCTAAAGAGGCTAAAGAGGAATTACATAGGCATAAAGATAAAGGTAAGAATAAAATGGTTGAAGAAAATGTAATCGAAACTAGAGTTCACAAAAGTAAGAAGAAAAGGAGACATAGTGATAGCGATAGTGATAGCGACGATGATAAGAGCGGATTTGTAGACGATTCTGATAGCAGTGGTTATGACGATAGTGGAAACATAGGAGTAGATATAGAAGAAGATATTCCCAAAAAGAAAAGTAAAAAATCTAAACATAAAGAGCCTATAAAGGTGGAGAAGAAACATAAATCTTCACGATCTACTAGAAAAACTAATAATTTTACAGTAGAAGATATGATAGAAGAAAAGTTAGAAAAAGAAGAAGCAGTACTTAAGCATAAAAATAGATTGAGAGGTAAACCTTTAGATGAGCATATGAACGAACACTTTAAGAGTCAGCCTCAATTTAGGATTGTAAAAGATAGGTTTGAATGTGCTAAAGGTGGAAATATTGACGATTTTGTTGCTGCATATAATGGTAAGTAATATCTAAAGTGGAATAACTAAAGCGGAATAACTAAAGTGTAATATCTAAAGTGTAATTGCTAAAGTGGAATTGCTAAAGTGGAATATCTATTAATTAATAGATACTTATTATAATTTCTCATATTTTATATATTTGTAGACATCGTCTACTTTTAAGTAATATTTGCCGAATAAATAGCTAGGTATGGTTGAGATAGTACTTATAGAAGAGTACACTTTTACTGATTGTTTATTATTGATATCATGTCCTGCTATATGACTCTTGATAAATTCGACTAGCGAATGATAAGATCTCTGCTCGTTCATATCGAAATATTCTAATAAATATTTGGTAAAGAGAGATGTATATTTGTTAGCAGCAGATTTTTCGTTAATATCACTAGCTGCTAATATTATTACCGTAGGGTTTATGTATTCAGTATTTTTAGATATATCTCCAATATATCTAAAAATACTTTTCATTTTGTCGTCCATATAGATAGATTCGTGTTGGTATTGTAATCCCATATTGTATACATGACAGCAATCCATTATCATTACTAATTCTAGTTTGACTTTTTTAGATATCAATGTTCTAAATCCTACATAATTAAGTATATCTCCTGCAGGTAATTCTATACCTCTCTTTCTACCGTGACCTGAATAGTATGTTATACATAAGTCGAAATTAGGTAGTTCCAGTATATTAGTTTTTAGTGTATGAAAATCATAAGTGTATTTATACCAAGATGGATTTCTCTTGATCTCATCTATAAAGTTCAATAGTTGTTGTCCCACTTGGTTCTTAAGTATAGTATTATAGATATTTTTATCAAACCTAAAATCTACTAAATCTGTTAATACATAACACGTATATCCTAATTTTTTATAGAAGTCATAAACGCGGTATATATCATATAAAGTACATTGGATCTGACGATCCATATACTTAAACCCTATTATGATTACACCGACTGTCTTTTTAACAGTTGTAATATCCATTTATTATATCTATTTATTATATCTATTTATTATAT